ATTATCTCCACGGACTGTACGAATATAGTGTTCGCTGTGCCGGGGATGAATACCTGATGCACTATCAACTAACTGGGATACAGTACCGGAAGGCTTAACACAAGTGATAGCGGTAGAGGGGTTTATTCCCATACTCTTAGCCAGCCTGTCATTAGTCTTTACAGCCACCTTTCTCCACCCAACAAGCAAGTCTACCAGACCACAGTTGTTAGATGACAGCATCTCATTGTCTAAGATACCTGTAAGGCTAACTCCTAGCAGCCGCTCTTCTTCTGTATTCTGCTTCCATATCTTTCTAAGATACTTAAAATCAGTAAGAGAGGATTGATAAGTGCCAAGCTGTGTAGCCCACTCTATCTTTTTAGTTAGTGTAACTACTGTGTCCTCTGCTCTGACAACAACTTCTGTGAGGTTGCAGAATTGGTAGGGACGTAGGATGATTTCAGAGCAAGGGTTAGTTCCAAATACATGATCAGGATCACGACGACCAATACTAGCCACTTTATTTTGTGCTGATTCACGGTTAAAGATTCCTCTCTCTCCAGACTTGGACTCATACAACGAGTACCACTCTTTCAGAAACGTGTTCATGTCTGGACGTTCTGAGTATACTGCAGAGTTATTTGCTAGCCCACGGTGCGGGTAGTCTCTGAACCACTCACCTGACTTAGCAACTCGCATCCTGTTTGAGTTAAGATCAGATAGAGATATCAGAGCGGACCTGCGTACACCGCCTACAACAATTACGCTGGCTATCTTACATACAAGATCATGGCATTCTAGCGGAGATAGCTGCCTACCAGCAGCATTTTTAAACAAAGCCACTGTAAATTTAAGAAGGTCGTCAAGAGGCGCTGGCCCAGACGATCTACCGCCAAACGTCTTTAAACGCGCTCCAGCGGGGCGTAGACGCGATAAGTCCCATTTTGGCACCTGACCTGCGTACAGACAGGCAATTAGCTCACGAAGGCCCCTAGCCCATCCTGCCTTACTATCCTGTACAACTATGGTTGTTTCTGTAGGTTCAAAGTGTTCGTTTACACTAGGCAGACTTTCTGTGTATCGTCTCTCTGCAGAGAACCCTACACCAGTGCCGCACATGAGAACATAAAGTATCTCATCAAATGAACGTGGTGAGTCTACAGGAATGTATGAACAGTTGTAGCCCGATGTATGGTCACGTTCTAGGGCTAGCCCTGCAGTCATTAGCGCCCTCATTGATGGCATAATCTGCAGACTAAGCACAGCCTCTTCAAGCTCCTGCCTGTTAGGTATCTTGTGACCATGCCTCTCCATCAGATGATGGGACATAAAATCAAAGTAACGCTCAACCGTTTCCGGCCAAGTCTCACGCCTATCCCCTAACCAACGCGCATACCGGGATAGATGAATAAACTCTTGGTAGTCTGTTGGGAAATAATTATTTTTCATTTTCTCTCTGCTCGCTAACTAATCGTTGTAGATACCACTGTGACTTCATCAAGTCCTTGAGAGGCATCCCCTTATGTTTGTACCGGCACACATACTTCAGTATGTTTCCTTTTAGGTAGCCGCTAAACTCTTCCTCTGTAAGAGACTCCTTGATCATGTCTATAGTCTCTATACCATTTTGTGTGTAGTGTGACGGACTGTTCACAGACTTGGTTAATTCAGCTAGATACTTTTTCTCATTCGGCATCAGTTGTCCTCGCTAAACTTAACTTTAATAACATTATCATATACTTCTTCTACTACTAGACTCTTAGAATCTCTTTTGTCTTTTGACTTATCAACTATCTGTTCCATAGTTGCTTCATGTCCTAGCTGCATAAGATAGTCATAATCAGACTCAAGTAGACTAAGCATACCCTGCTGCAGAATATGCGCGGCAGATACGTCCTCAACCTCTGACGTATCATATGCTCTGACGTTCACTTTGTCAAATCCCTCTGGATCAAAGACAATGTACAGTCTATCTTTGGCTAAAAAGAATGTCTCTTCTTCTATCCTGTCTCTCATCTCATCATCTATGAGATCATCTTCCGGCTCAAAAGTAAAACCATCATCATTCATCAAACCACTCCACAGGTAACTTTTTATGCGCCCAATCAAAACCGTGGCGCTCTGCCCAATCTGCATGTGTAGTCTTTGAGCCTTTGTATATTTTTTTATTGGCATTTGCAAAGAAGAACTTCACTTCAAAATCAGGATTCTGCTTCTTAACAAGCAAGTGCTTTACTCTGTCTTGCTGTGTTAGTCGCCCCTTAACCTCAATGTACATATCGTTTCTGGGTATGTAGAAGTCAGGTATGTATACGCTAGGCTCACGCTGATAGGGTATCTTATCAGGCTCGAACTCAAAATCAATACCTCTGCGGCCAAGGGCTACAGCTACTTCAGCTTCAAACTTTGATCTAAACCGCATAGTAATCAAACTTATCTTTGTTGTCTGGGTTAGTATTTACCACTTCAATATACCCTCTGTCTAAATCTTTCTGCACATACTCCGGCGATGTTTCTTTAACTATAGAGAATGTTCTTGAGGGGAACACGACTAATCTACCGGCTCTTAGAAATGAACGTATTTCATGAAAACAACGTGCCATCATCAAAGAACCCTTATAGTTAAAGTCTTCGGCAGACCAAGCTCCGTCATTCGACATGCTCTTTCTATATATAACTTTAAGCTTACTTCCTTCAGGCAAAGACTTGACTAATAAAGCTTCTGTGTGTGTACTATCTTCTTTCTGAGTGTCAAAGTATACAAAAGCTGCTCTATCATTATACATAGTTTCAAACTCGGTAATCTTCTCTGTAAGATATAGAGGCATCAGATTTCATCCTTTACATGCTTTGTGTACCACACGCGGGGTTTGGTATTTGCTGTAGAAGTTACTTTCTGCTTGTAAGCAGCATCGGGCCAGCAGTGCATCTTAAAGCCACAGTAGCCACACGTTCTATCCATTAGCCGGTTGCCTGTTCTTTTAATAGAACCTGTAGCCTTGTCCTTGTAAGTCTCAGGCTCATCGGAGAAAGAACGCTCAAACTTTTCTTTACCAAGAACACTGCGTATATTTTTATCGGCTAATTGTAGTGCAGCTTGTCTGTCCTCTTCATGTACCAGCGGCGTCTCGCACACGGCCCACTCACCTGTAGCCTTGTTAATAGCTATCCAGCCACCAAACGTAGAGTTAGCAGCCTCTGCGTACAGGTAGCCCTGCGGCACGTAGCCAAACACATCATCCTTCTTGATGTTGTTGTAGCCACGATTAGCCGCGAACTTCATAGAGAATGCGCCGGGAGCAGCACTCTTTATATCATATATCTTATCGTCTATCTTTACATCATACGTGCCGTTAAGAGTAGTGCCACCTATCTCTAGGCTAACACCCTCTTGCTCACTCTGTATGTCTATACCCGCGCCTTTCATAACTGTAACAGCTATCGCTTCTATGATGTCTCCAAACAGAAACTTCATAACCAGAGTATAGTCTACATCTTCTTCTATGTCATCTTCAGCAGACAACTTCTGCTGGCACAAAGGTTTTCCTACACCGGACATGCGAACCTTTGAGCCACGCTTCTCACTAAACTGCCGCTCTATAGCGGAGCCACACATCTCCTTAAACTCTTCGATAAGGTGAGGGGGAAGGCCATCGCCCTCGCCCCTCGACGCTTTCTCTAGGAAATGCTGTACTTTATGTAGCAGCATTGAGGTCATTAGATGGCCTCTGCTGTTTCCAACGCTTTTGCTACATCGAGATCATCCATAGCAAGAACATTTTCTTTGCGCTCATTGTACTGTTTGAGCACACGCACGTTCCACTTCTCAATGTCCTGCATGAAGGTGTTAAGAGTTTCTACATCTTCATCCACGATCTTGACAGGCTGTGGCTTATCAAAGGCAGGGACATAGTAAACAATACCACCGTTCTTATTACGCTTAGTAGCAATGTTTACCTTCTGACCAAAGATAATCTTATTGGATGGCACCTCACGAATGTAGTTAGCCACTGGCATAAACGCAGAGCCACGGGCTGACCAGATGAAGGGCGTACCTGCAAGGTCAACCTTGTCATCAGAACCATCTGTAGCATCTTTAGCACCAGTGATGATACCGTAGACAACTTGAGTACACTTGATACTCTTCTGTTTAGCATGTTCGAGAGAGTTGGTAGAAAGACCTTCTACTTCCTGCTTACTCAACTTACCACACTTCAT